TCACAAGATTTTGAATTTTTAAAATATTTTGCAGCATTTCAACATCTAGCTCTCTAGTTTTCATCTCCTCAAGAAAATCGAGCACTTCTTCAGTCTTTTCGACCATGTTATCGTCCTCAGTTACTTCTTTCATATCTAGAGATTCGACAACTCTCTTCTTCAATCTTTTTAATTCATCATTTAAAAAGACTTTCAAGCTCGCACCAGCGTCAATGTCAGAAAAAATGTAATTTTCCAATAGGGCTTTCTGTTCTTCGTACAATGACTGTCCATAAAATTCATTAAATCTTTGAATGTAAGCATTATATTCGATCTCGTCGAGTGTTTCGACTTTGGCTTCATTCAGCTTCTTCCTCGGCCGAGTCATAAATGCAACAACACTCTCCTCCAGAACTACTTTATCGCGACCTTCAGCACTTTTATTGTTGAAAATTTGATAAACACTTGCCATCTCTCTAAAACTTGGGACGAAATGATCGAAAATTTCGCTGGAGATGTTGTTATGCATCTCAGACAAGAGTTTGGTTTGTTCGTTAAATAATTTCTTTTCATCAACGCGAGCGGACCTGTATCGCCTAACTTCTTCTAGGACTTTATCAGCTTGGCGAGACGAAACTCCGTGTGTATCCAAGATATCCATGTAGCATTTAAGATCTTTCTGTAACTCTGTTCCTTTTTTAAAATACTCCTTGAGCACCTTAACTACTTTCTGCCTGTCTTTGTTTTCATAAGATCTTTTGGCGATCTCTTTCGTCAGAACTTGAAAAAGAAAAGCGGTATTTCTCTTCTTATTGTGATTATTCATCTCCAACACTCTCCTTGTCTAAATGTAACTTAAGCGATTCAATCATCAGTTTGGACTTTTCGTTTAAAATCTTTCTTCTTTCGTCTTTTTCTTCTGCTCGTTCTTCATAGCCAAAGATATCCGACAGAATCCTGTCTTCGTTTTCATTGATTATGCCAGAACTTAGAGAATTAAAGCCCATATTCGGGAAAACATTTCGGCGGGTAGAAGTTCCTTTTTCTTTTTTGTATTTTGAATTCATATGCCTCTTGCGAGCCCCCATATTTCTTTTGTCTGTTGTAACCGGCCGATATTTCTTTCCTTTAGAACGAGGGGTTGTGTACTCATCGCGCTTCCCGCTCGGCGTGGCGAGCAAATCACCCTCCTCGAAATCACCTTCGTCGCCGGCTTCATCGCCTAAATCCGTATCGGCTTCAAGATCTGCATCTAAATCTTCAATGCTGTCATCCAAATCTCCGATACTATCGTCCAGACCGCCAAGGCCACCTGTGTCTCCAATATCGCCCGCTGCAATCTGATCTAACATGGCATCAAACTTGGCGTCCTGTATTTTTTCGCGCTGAATTCTGATAATCTCTTCTTCGGAAAGGCCGAAAATTTTATCATAAACCCATCGCTTAGAGAAAAACTGCTCTGAAATCGAATTTGCGGCATCAATTTTAGTCCGCCAAGTCTCAAGTTCCTGCAAATCCGCAATCTTAGAGGGGTTATTCAAACTAAGCTCGAAATTAGCTATGTCTTCTTTGGGATAACCCAAAACAAAAAGATGGATTTGGGCTAATTTTGTCAATTCTGAAACAAGAGATTGTTGCAAACGCATAATTGTGCGAGCAAAACGAATGTCTTTTTGTGCTAGAGTTGAATCTGCGTCTGAGCCGTCTTGTCCCCTTGAAAGATATGCTTGAGGGATTTTAAGAGACGTAACGAGCTTATCTTTAAAATATTGAATATCATCAATATCGCCGGTATATGTACCACCGGGCAGCGTTTCAACTTTCGTATTGGTGTTTCCTCTAATTGGAATGAAATAGTCTTCATCGACAGAGAAAGGATTGTATCTTAAATCAACTCGACCGGTATCTTCATCAACAATTTGGTGCCGTTTCATGTTTGTGATAATCTTTTGCATGAACTGTTCAACGTTCTGTGGATCAACATTACCAACGTCGATATAAAAGACTCGGCGCTCTGGAGATCTGACAATGCGGTATGCCATCACCGTATCTTCCAGCAGCGTTAATTGCCTCCAAGCTCGGCGAGCAGGTTCTAAAACAGATGTGCCATATGGTGCGTATTTGTCGTTTGCATTGATTCTAAAATGTAGAATCTGCCAAGCTTCGTATGTTTGGCCTGCCGAGTTCCATTGGTATTGAACATAGTTCGGGTTTGTCTGATCTTCTCCTTCTAGTCTTTCAATCTGCTCCATAGGCAAACCATAAACGGACGTTACGCCGTCAGAAGGATCGATGTCCGCATAGGCCATAAAGTCGCCATACTTACACATAGTACGAGCCCAACCATGCAGATTTTCTTCGATACCAATTGTGTCATAGAAAAATGACTCAAGGATAACTCGAATCTCTTCATTTTTTGAAGAGATATTCAAAACAGGCCGTATGGCTGTGGACGTAGTCATCTCATCAGCATAGCTATCCAGCGCGGCTGCGATGAGAGGCTCGTACTCCATCTGGTCGAATTCTCGATACCTTTCAGCCCTATTTTGATTTTGGATTCGTTGATGTTGAATCTGTTCAAATGGATTAAAGGAGGTCTTTTGAAATGTTTGACCCGTAACCGATTTAAACCGAGAGCTGTAATTGTTGAGATGTGAGCGTCGGAGCTTGCGGTAGTTTTGCCTTCTTCTGGTTGTCAGAGGACCAGAAAACACTCTAGTTAATTTCTTAAATAGAGTTGTGTTTTCATTTTTTGGATTTCTGTTCTTATCTGCCATTCAATTATCCTTTAAGAAGCGCGGAATATTTTAGATACTCTTCTCTTTTTTGCATTAAAGATTTCTTTTCTCTGTTGAGATAAGGCCCTGTCGAGAAATCTTTCGAAGTTTGAACGGAGGCATCCCAAACTTTTGACTGTTTGTATATAGAAGAGAGCATTTGTTCTGTATATTGATTTTCTCTTACTTTTTCTTTCAAGGCTGTATCTCTAATCCAACAGGCGATAGCGAAGGCGATTACAAGATCATCATTTTTGCCCGTAATTGCCTCGACCTTCGAGCCGTTCCAGATAAAAGTAGTCAATTCATTATACAGCCTATATGATCTTATGTTAATTTTTTTATTTCGAATATACTCTTCCAGCTTTGCAACAATCAAAGGTCTCGTCCTTGAAGAGTTATTGAAGCCGGGCTTGGCAGAAGAATTGAACTCCGCGTCAATACTAGAAATATATTCGCCTTTAGAATCAGCATAATAAATATTCGGATAATTCATATTCTGCAACTCGTTGATTACAGTCAATCCGATTGTGTTATTCTCAATTACCATCATAGGAAAACCATAATCTTCGCCGATAGAGTAGAGAAGATTCGCAAACATATCGTAACTTAGTTTTCCTTGGTATTCCGCGACCTGTTCATTTGTAGTTGCATCAATAACTTGTGCTGTTGAGTAGTCCCTGCCATCGCCGCGAGCAACGTCGGCTGTTATAACATAGGTGTGACCATCAATTTGTTGTCTCCAAATCCAATAATTTCGATCCATGAACGAGCGCCATGTAGGCTCCTTAATCAAGCGGCCAGCGCGCGAAGGGTCCGGATCTTTTGCTTGGAGAATTTTTTCGATACGGTCGAGGTCATCGGGGTCAATAAGAGTATCGCCCGAAGCATTGAAGGAACACAGAAGCTCTTGGGCAATAGCCCGGCGTTCCATATCCTTTGTCTCTTCATCAAACCATTCTTGATCTCGTTCAGGATGGACATCCCAATTTAAGCGAGTTAGTTTGAAATTGTTCGTACCAGATTCAGCGCCCATGCAAATTTCATGAAACCAATTGCCGACACCATTGGGCGTCGAAATAGCAATACAACGACCACCGGTCGACAGAGTCGGCTTCAGACCCGTCCATAGACCATTAGGACCTCCGAGTTTTTCAACGTGAGCAGCCTCGTCAATAATAAGCATCGAAAGAGCTTCTGAACGACCAGCGGTGGAACTTGTTGATTCTGCTTTGATCCACGAGCCGTTTTTTAACTCAAAATGACTTTCGTTGTTTTTCTCAACTCCAGAAAGAGCTTTAAAAAAACTGGGGAGGTGTTGATAAATCTTCTTGACTTTCAATACAAGGTTGGCCGCTGTTCCTTGTTTTGTTGCAACAACCAAAATTTTGCGATTTCGACGAAAAAGCATCATCCAACAGACATAAGCGGATGTCAGGGTCGAAATGCCAAGCTGTCTTGCTTTAAGAACAACATTGAATCTGTTTGCGACAAAGCTCTTTACGACACCATCTTGAAATGCGAATGTGCTAAAAGGAATAAGGCCCTTAATTGGATGTTCTATTCTACAATAGTTGTTGATAAAATAGAGAGGATTGCGGGCGCATTTGTCAATCTCTTTTTTTATCTTACTTCTCGAAGGCATAAAAAAACTCCGCTAATTAGATTTGTTCCATCATAATTAGCGGAGTTGAGTTGCTTTATACTATTTTATTTGCGGTGCTGCTGTTCTATCCCAAACTGTTATTCAAATCTACGCACAAGTGACGCGCCAAGCGCCTCGACTTCTTTTTGATCCATTTTTATGGCACAGGTATTTGGTTAAAGTAAACCGATCTTATGGTCAAGGTTCCATTGGCAGACGAATTATTATGAG